ACAACTTCCAAAAGATGGCAGAGTATATGTTATTCTATACTCGTAAAGATCTGCATCTTAAGTTGAAAGAGCGTAGACTTGAAAGAGGTATCAAGTCCCTGGATATTAGCAGGGAGATACTCAGCAAGAATGGAAATGTGACTGGTTGGTATAGTAACATAGAGACAGGAAAAAACTATCCTACGAGTGAAACAATCAAACCAATCACGAAGCACCTGGGATTTACAATGGACGATCTTGTGCCAAAGTTTTACAATCAACGGACACACCATTCAGTATGGCAATGCGACTTCGATTCTAAGAAAATGGGACATTTAACGCCCAAACCTATCGAATTGTTATCAACAATCATAAAACACTGCACCGAACCTGGGGATCTGGTCCTAGACTGCTTTGGCGGCAGTGGCAGCACTGCTGTTGCTGCTATTGAAAATAATCGAGACTACATTCTGATCGAAAGAGAGGAGAAATATGTGGATATTATTAACGAAAGAATCAACAGAACACTTGCAATTCTACCGCTGATGTAATAAAATGAATTAGTTCCCTTTTTTGTTACTCACCTCCAAAGCGTTTCATTAGTATGAAGAACACTCATCTCCAACACCCCGAAGATTCTATTCTTGCGGGTGATCTTTCCGTTCTGGATTGGTTCACTGCTCAGTCTAGTGTATTGTCCGTTAAGATGGATGGATCTCCTGCAATCGTCTGGGGAACTAATCCATCAACCGGCAACTTTTTTGTCGGAACTAAGTCCGTTTTCAACAAGAAACTCATCAAAATCAATGAAACGCATGATGACATTGATCGGAATCATTCTGGGGTTGTTGCTGACATATTACACCATTGTTTTGATTACCTTCCTTCTTTCGACGGGATTGTTCAAGGTGATTTTATTGGGTATGGTGGTGATGATACTTTCTGCCCCAATACGATTACTTACATCTTTCCTGAAGTAATTGAGCAGAACATTATCATCGCACCTCACACTCTATATGCTACTGATGATGAGATGAAGGATGCCTATGTTATCAATGACATGGTAGATATGGAGATCTTCGATGATACTGAGTATTGCAAGTTCGTGCAACCTCATTCATGGCAACTTGATGAAGATTTTGATGAGATTGTTGGTTTCGCACGTCAAATGTCCTCTATGTGTGTGTTTATGACTGACAGACAATCACAGCAGATTCAGCAACAACTTAACAGTGTGATTCGTGCTGGTCTGGATATTGATGACCTGACTCTAGATGCACTAGCATTTGTTAATCGAATTGACATAAATGTATTGCGTTTGTGGTCATTGGTAAAATCAATTAAAGAGGATATGCTTTTCCTTTGCCGTAACAATGGTCCTAAAGCATACATCGGGAACCGTCAATGTTGTGGTGAGGGTTATGTTCGCACCAATGAGTTTGGTATGTTCAAACTTGTCAATCGTGAGCAATTCTCTCATGCAAACTTCAACCTTATCAGAAACTAATCATGAAAGTCGAAGTAAAGTTGTACGTTGGTGGAAAAGTTTTCACTGAAACTGTTGAAGCAGTGAATTATCAGGATGCTAGGGAGACAGCATTAGCACGCAATCCTAGAGCAAAAGTGATAGGTGTAAATGCAACATTTAAGTAGTAAATAGATAGGAATTATTCATCAAAAAAATGTTATTTCAAATTACTGACATCTCGTTCGACTTGGAAGAATCTTGCCCCTATTGTGGTGGAGATTGTCTTGAGTTTCCAATTACTTCTTGCGATGATTTTGCTGCAAATGCAACAGAAGTTATCTCTGAAAAGAGAGATATTGCCATTAAGATTATGGAGGTTGTCTGGGAAGCAAAAAACGAAAATGATCTTAAACAAGAGATCTTAGAAGAAACTGGTGAGGTTGTTGATTATATTGATTGGGAATCTGTGGATGAAAGTGAAGTTGAAGATCTAGAGGAAATAGATGATTTAGATGATTTAGATGATGATGATTTAGATGAAGAGGAAGACGAAGAAGACGAAGATTGAGATAATTAAAGTTACTCACCTCCAAAGTGTCCTAGTTGTATGAACGCAACTCAAATGACCGTCACCCAAACCAAACCTGAATTTCTGACTGAGGCACTCATCGAAGTGTTGAATAATGAGTGGAAAGTTCTTTCACTTGAAAATGGTCGTTCTGTCTACACTCAACTTGAGTATGAGGTTGGTCGCAAGTATATTAAAGTTTGGTCCTATCTTGTTGATGGTAATTTTGGTGATGCAAGAATCAAGGGACGTTCTTGCTGGATGTTCGTTGACAAGAACACTGGCGAATGTTACAAACCAGCATCATACAAAGCACCTGCTAAGCATGTCCGCTATTTGATCACTCAACTGGCAGATAATCCTCACATTTGTGATCCTTACGGTTCTTTCCTGTATCTCTCTGGTTATGTTCTCTGACACTAATCGTCAACTTCGTAAACTTTCTATCTACAAACCAATGAAGTATCGTATCACACAAATTAACATCGACTTTGAAGATGACAACTTTGAGTTATCACCAACAGAGCAACAAGATGTTATCGATGACGTAATGTCTACCACTTGGGAAGCATCTGACGGTGATGATCTTGTGGAGGAGATTACATCTGCCACAGGATTCTGCGTCAATTCTATCGACTACTGCTACGTTCTAAAATGATTCGATCCAAAGCACAAATGCTCCGTGTGATGAAACAATGCGATGGAGCAGATACTCTCACTCGTGAACAAAAGTTTCAAGTTTTCTGTAATGTTTGTGATAACATGCTCAAAGATGGTAGAATGACCAAAGCAACACACAAACGATTTACGGAGATTTGGTGATGATTGAAGATGTCACAAACTCACCAAAAGATTGGGAAGATTTCTGGCACTCACCTGAGAAATATGGTTCTTGGGAGTATTACAATTCAGAAAGCGAAGGGCGTGACATTTGTAACATCGACCCCGATACATTGCGCTATGTTGAGTATGTTATGGGGGACAGATCTTATCCACCAGCTTTCAAACGAGGTTCCAAACTAAGCGACTAATGTTATTCACTTCAGGCAAATCTTCCAACTCGAATCTAACACAAAAGGTCTATGACTTTTTTCTTGAAACGTATGAAATTGATTCTGATGTTGAGGTTTTTCATACAAACTTAAGTGAGGATAATGCGTTTGGATTTACTGAAGTTAATGGCGAAGAACAATTCATTCAAATTCACAACAAATTGACAAGTAGAGATTACATCATCACTTTGTTGCACGAATTAGTTCATGTTGTTCAAAATGAGAGAGGCGAATATGATGATGAAAAGAGAGAGAAAGAAGCATACGAATTGGAGAACATACTATACACCAAGTTCCTCAAATTACAGTAGAATAAAAGTTACTCACCTCCAAAGTGTACCAGTTGTATGAATGACACTACCTACAACGAGATCCTAAAGGTCTGGAACTCCGAAACTCCTGACGATTTTGCCATCTTCAGTGAACTCTACTACGAAATGTTCGGTGGAGAGTTTGAAGTTCCTTACACAACAGAATCCACCACTTCTTCATTCTTTCCCTACAACTGACCATGAAACTGTATCATCCCGAGCACACTATTCAGGTTGATTTTTATCCTGTCAAGTATAGTGACGGAACGATTAGTGAAAGGTTAATCTACAAGACTGTGACTTTCGGTATCAATGGACCGAACCCAGTTGTCAGCAAGCGTTACATCAACCGCAAAGAAATGAATCGCGAGATTGATAGTCGCGTTCATGGATTTGGGTATGAAGTAGTTGACTTTCACACCGATCCACAACTATACAATAGCGCACTCACTTGTGCCTGCTAATTATTCTAACCTCTCTCTGATCATGCTTCGCAAAATCACAGTTCATTCCGAAAATTCCATTCGTTTCACACCTGAAGCAAAGAAAATCACCCAACAACTAAATGAATATCGCCGCGCAAATGGCGAAGTTTCATTAAAAGAAATGGCACGAATCTTCGGGTTGAGAGAATCAAATTGTTCCAACTATTACTACGGTAAGCATCACTATGTCGGTGGATATTATAGTGGTGTCAATTACACACAAATGCGCAGGGGCGCTTGTGTTGACCTGTGAAACTTCCCCATTAACTAATGTCCTTTATTTCAAATTTTTCTAATCAAATGAACATGACCGAAGAACAACTTGACACTCTCAAAGATAACTATGCCAACCTGATTGTTGATGGCATGGATATGAGAACCCTCTGTCAATTTGCTTACGATTGTATCATGGAGAATCTAGCAAAATACGAGAGCGATGAATTAAAGGAAGAAATTGTCGATCTGTATGGTGAAGAAACTTTTAACGATTTGAGTGCTTGAAAGTTACTCACCTCCAAAGTGTACCAGTTGTATGAGAAACACACTTTTTTCCGAATCCAACCTGACTGAACTTCAGGACTTTATGTTCGACACTATGTTACCTGCTGGTGATTGTGTTGATTGGTTCTGCGATCGTCACGATGTTAGTGCAACTGACGACGTGATTGATTTTGTTGTTGATGCA